CGTTGGTCCTGGCGGATTTTAATGCACTTAAGAGGCTCATCGCTAATTCGAACACAGGTATACAAAGTAACCTGGCCCAGAATATTGCGCAAGTGAGTCAGCTCTCGGAGCTAATCTTTAGTAATGCTACAAAGATTGCCTCGAGTCTACGTCAACTGAAACGGTTTAACATCCCCGGTGCAGTTGCCGCTCTTGGTGCAGGACAAGTTAGCCCCAAATGGCAGGGTCCGAAGGGTAACCCCAGTATTGGTAAATCTGTAGCCCAAAACTGGCTTCAGCTCCAATACGGGTGGAAACCCCTCCTCTCTGACATTGAAGGCTTCCTTAAGGTCATGGGGAACATTAGTTCTTCCACTGACTTTGTCCAAAAGGTGCGCGGTTCGGCGAGAGCGCAGAGACAGTTTGTGGATTCTACCTACCCTCCTGGTAATAGCATCATTGGGTTTAGTAACAGTGGCAAAACAACGCACACTGTTCAAACCTCAGTGAAGTATGTTATCAGGATGCGGATGGACAATCCTTTACTGGCTTTGTTTGCTCAAACCGGTTTCACAAACCCCGTCGCTCTCGGATGGGAGTTACTTCCATTTAGCTTCGTAGCTGATTGGTTCCTTCCAATTGGTGATTACCTTGAGGCACTTGGTGCCTGGAAAGGGTTCACTTTCTTGGGTGGTTCCAAAACCACGTTTACGAGGATCAAAATGGATTCCGCCATTAGCTACCACGGCGTTTCGCAAATCAATCCGACCGTTAACGTCAACCTTGAAGCCAATTTCCAGTGGAACGAAATAAAGTTGGCAAGGGCTGCTCTTTCGAGCTGGCCTTCGCCGATTATACCTTCGTTTAATTCCGCTGGAATTGCTGGTGGTTCCCCTCTCCTTACTAAGGAAGGTGAATACCTCAAGAGTCGGGCAGTTAACGCAATCGCGTTGTTAGCGCAAGCGTTTAAGTAGCGAGACTAATGGTTTCTTTCTTAGAAAGGAAGTACTTACATGTCCGCATTAGCGGCTGTGAAGTTGAGCGGCATCATCAACCATACGCTTGCTCGTCTTACGACGAGCGCTACGGTCGGTGTCGACTCTACGATGAGCCCCGAAGGGATTTCCCCTCAGGGTGTCGCGTCGTGGGTAGATCGTAGCGTAGGATACGCTATTGCCTACCCCAGACTGACCCTCTCACTTCGTCCGCCTACCAAGGCGAGTCGGGTGTACAGGTGCACAGTCAAGCTCGTTCTCCCGACGATGGAGACAACCAGCGCCTCTACGATGACCGGGATTAACCCGGCTCCGACGAAAGCGTATGATTGCACCTTTATCGGAGAGTTCTTCCTGCCAGAACGGAGTACCCTGTTAGAGCGTCAAACGCTCTTTTCCAGGGCATCTACTCTGTTCGCGCAGTTGGTGACTGCGTCGGACGGCGTGCCCACTGATTCTACTGGGTCGCCGCTCGAAGCTGCAGTTACCACCTTCGAAAACGTTTACTAACAAGTAGACGTTCGGCAGGTCTAACTCTGGGAGTTTCGCCATGTCTTCTAAGAAGCACGGTGGCAGATTCCATAAAGGAATCTCGAGCTATCGCGTTCCCGAGGGGCTTGAATCCTCGGTTATTGCAGAGTACTTATCAGCACTGGATTGTCCTCGTAGTTTAGCAGTGTTCATGC